AACGCCCCTGTTGGGCGTTACCCTTAATGTTGAACGAACTTCAACAATCCATCCGTATGAAAAGTGAAACACGTAGTGAGGATATATATGAACCGGCGCTGACGACCTCCTTCACAGGCAGGTCGCTCGGCGACGGTTTCGTATACTTCCCCCCTCCGTACAACCCTTGGACTCATGTGATACCTCATCATTTCTACACAGGAATGACTGAGGAATACACACCGAACTCCAAAGGTTCGAGGAAAGACTGGAAGTCGTTTGAGCACTATAAAGGCTCTCGTGCTTCAGCATCTTCCCTCGGTACGCTGCCGATAGGTATTCGAGCTTTCGAATATGAACCACATCTTTACGATGGGTTCGGGCAGTCTGTACGTTTCGGCACTACCGGATTTACATCTGGTGGTGTTCGTGTTTCTCCCTTAGGAGAACCCGGTTTACCCGTATTGGGTTTACCGAGTTATCGTGAATACAGACCTGATGGCGGTTTTATACCGGCACCAGTCAACCTACTCTCGTTAAAAGCATTGTCTGCGAAGACGATGCTTCCGGGAATTAAGGCTGAACTTTCCGCTATCAATTCTATAATAGAGTTGAAAGACTGGAAAGGGTTTGCAACACGGATACGTTCAACTTTGAACAACTTCCTTGTCGGCCTTGGCCGAAGGGGAGGTCAGTCATCGTTACGTAGACTCCTAGGGGCAGGGGCAGATGCTTATCTGGAAAGCCAGTTTAACATCCTCCCCCTCATATCTGATATCGCCGCTTTACAGCGTGCGATATCCCGGACACAAGATCAGATAACTGATCTTTTGATTCGGTCGAGGACTGTACAAAAGCGACATTTTTCTTTCGCTTTTGTTGAGTTTGATGACTCTAAGGATAGCTCCGATGCATATCTCTGTTTCGGGCCCGAGGATAACTTCCCCGTGGCCTTTATACAGTATACTGCAGCGTATTTATCCCGCGAGGTCATCAATAACAGTTCGAAGTTCCATGCTGAAATCGAGTACAGCTTTACGCTGTCTCGATACGAAATTGAGAATGCTCAATTGTTGGGATTCCTTGACGCGTTCGGTGTTAATGCGAACGCGGCAATTATATGGAATGCCATTCCGTGGAGTTTTGTGGTCGATTGGGTCCTCGGCGTAAGCCGGTGGCTCGATGAACACAAAACCCTCAACTTGGAACCGAAGGTTAACATACGGCGGTATCTTTGGTCGATTAATCGGAGTCGTCGGGTGTACACGTATAAACACAACGTGAACCTCCCCGGTAACAACGGTACATCGATCGTTAAGATACCACTTCCTGTGGTCAGTGAGTCGGCCTATCGCCGACAAGTTGACTACTTAGAAGAGAACTCTATCACCGAGAGTGGTTTGTCTCTTAAGGAGATAAGCCTCGGAGCGTCACTTGCGGTTCCCCGCAAATGGCGCCCGCGGAGACGTCACTAGATCTAGATCTAGTGCCTCTGGGCGACAGGACGTCGTCTAGTTCAAAGCAAGGAAGCATGCTCAGTAATACACTGAACACCAACGAAGTCAAAAACGAGGCCGGGACGGAAGTCGAGTTTACTCGCACTTCTATCTCCGACCGCAAGACGGTTTTCGCGCAAATTGGCGAATCACCGTCACTCACCCATCGACTCACTATCGAGCATCAAGAGCTCGGAGTCGGTATCAAGGCGCGGCGGCGTTCGAAAGTGGAGGTTGCTATCGCTAGCATCTCCACCGTCGACTCCGTCACGCCTGTTGTCACGCGTTGCTATACGATCCTGGATGCACCTATCGGTGCACTCACGGCGAATACGCAACTCGCGAAGGCTATCGCTGAGTTGGGCTCGTTCCTGCACACTGCAGGAACGAACACTCATCTCTACGATGGCACTGGCACGGGTGCTGCGGCACTGCTGACCGGTGGGCTGTAAGCCCACTACTCAGTAGTACCTCGTTGGTAAGGGCGGGTGGAGAGCCTCACGGCTCTCCACCACCCCCCTCACGACCTTTGCTCTGCACGACCTAGAAGGGATAACACCAGCCAACCGCTTGCGATGAGTCCGGTACGAATCCCCCGATTATCATACCTCCCCTTTTGAGGGAGATAGTGATTGGGATCAGGAGCGTATCGTACGGTGTCGCAGCCGGGGCTAGGTTAAGCTCTGTAGGCCTGTAAGGATCAAGTTCATTCGTCGGAACACGTGCCAAAACATGGAGCGGGCCTCGCAAGAGGATCCGCGGACCATTCTTGGTGCGTGTGAAGTCATGAACCTGTATGTTGTTTGTAGACATATAGTGGAACGTGTTATTGTTGGTGCAAACTCGGATCACAGTGTATTGCATGCTCTAGGAAGGAATCCTTATGGACCCTAAATCCGAAAGCCTAGATGAAATTGAACTCATCGCTGCACTACTCTGTGACGTCTCAAACCGTCATGGATTGGTGTTCAACACTCGTGCCCGGAAATTGACACTTACAAAGGTCAATTCCCGGTACTCGAAGGAAGGAATAGGTTTTCTAACGAAAACCTTGCCGCGTCTTGGTAAAGCCCTTGATAAGGCTTTATCCGAGGATACTAAGTTGTCAGCTGTGAAATTGGGCTTTAAACCCCAACGTAACAGTGAACTTCCCATCTTTTTGGGTGAGTTCTTCAACCGTATCTTCGATCGGGACGCGACTATCCTCCCTAATCCCTGCACTGAATCGATCAGCGTAATACGCCAGATTTGCACTGTATTTTACAAGTACGAACTGGACTACACTGATGACCAAGAACAAAAAGTCGTTGCAAAGTTTGAAAAGACTGAGCAAGACCTTACGGACGTGGCACATGACTTGGCGGCAATCCGTCAAGACACCGATGCTAACTATAGGCCTCGAATTCGACCTTCTGGTCCGAAGACGATAGCTACTATAGCTCGGGAAGCCCGGCATGCACTCGCGAGAGTGCTGCAAGGCTTTTCCTTCACTGACATCATCCCGCGACACGGGCCAGGCGCCGTTGCTCAAAGGCAACGTCTCTGGTCCAAATATCATTGGACGAACATTAGTGAACGTATCACGCAACACTGGCCTATTGACGCGTATTTTTGCGCGTCTCTGGGTCACGTTGCTGATAGTTATCGCACGTTTTCGAACGTGACTAACATGGATCTTCCTGCACGAGTTATCCTCGTTCAGAAAGATTCACGAGGACCGCGCTTAATATCCTGTGAACCCATTGAATTTCAATGGATACAACAAGGTATTATGCGTAGTCTTGTCCCTCATATCGAACACCATCGTCTCACTCGAGACAATGTGTTCTTTACGGATCAATCCCATAACCGCATAGCGGCCCTATACGGGTCGCAAAACGGTAGGTATTCGACCATCGACCTCAACGAGGCCAGTGATCGAGTAAGCGTTGATCTGGTTCGCCTACTATTCCCCGAGCACGTCCTTACGTACTTGGAGAGTTGTCGGAGTTCATCAACCGAGCTACCGGATGGTAGAATCTTAAAACTCCAGAAGTTTGCACCAATGGGCTCAGCATTATGCTTTCCCATTCTTGCACTCACTATCTGGTCGATTCTGCATTCGGCTGCTCCTGATCAGTATACGCGAGAGCGCATACTTGTATACGGTGACGATGTCATTGTCCCGACGGCTTACGCCGTAGACGCAATGAAACATCTCGAGTCATTTGGGTTGAAAATCAACCGTGACAAGAGTTGCATCAAAGGATTCTTTCGCGAATCCTGTGGCATGGATGCCTACAAAGGCGTCAATGTCACACCAGTCCGCATAAGGACTGTTTGGTCATCTCACCCATCCGCTAGTGTTTATACGAGCTGGATCGCTTACGCGAATTCCTTCTACGATAAACAGTACTTCAACACTTACGAGTTAATCGTAAGGGCATTGGTCGCAATCTATGGACCAATACCAAGCGATGACATGAAAGTTTCATGTCCGTCGCTCCGTGAGTTACCTGCCGGGCAGGGGAAGATACGCTCTAGATGGAACAAGCACCTTCACAGGCGCGAATTCCACGTTAGAGTCGAACATTCCCCGGTCGTCGATAAGGTAATCGACGGGTGGTCCATGCTTCTGCGTTACTTTACAAGTACGCAGTCGCATGTTACATCCGGAGAGCCAGATGATAGTGATGCGAAGCATCACTCCTCCCGAGACGCCGAAGAGCTATTCTGCTCTTCGAGTGTCTTTGCAGCTAGTCAGTATACGAAACGTCAGTCCAGCATTCTGGTAAGACGTTGGCGATGAGTAATAGTGTCTTTACTCCTCCCTTAAAAGAGGATTCAGACACGGCTAGGGG